AAAAATATAAATCTATTAATAACCGTCTGCGCTTAATTACGCTTTTGTCATCGTTCATTGAATTCCTTGTATTAACCTTAGTGAATACTAAGAAATTGTCATTTATGTACTTGTAATGCTTAAACTTATTAGCAATACCATCAGCAATGCTTTCTATTTCCTTTACATCATCACTGTAAACATTAATTTCAAGCTGCTTATCTTCTCTGTCTTCTACATTAACATCATCAATATTAAAAACCGCGTATGGCATGTTCATATCTGGATCATATTCACCATAAGATACATTTGAACATATTGTTTTTATTTCTGATGTCATATGTATTTTTAATAATTCAGTATTAATTGCCATCACCCATTTCTTCACTCTCATCAATCAAACTGAGAGCTTTATTTTCATCTTCAATAGCACTTAAATACATGCCCTGAATCTTTCTTATTTCATCGATGTTCTCATAAACAGCATTTCTTAAAGCTCCAGTTTTAGGTATGCCCCTTTCAGGAGCTCCAAGCTCTTGAAATATACCATAAAATCCGCCAGGCTTGAATCCAACAACCAAATCAGTCTCTCTTTTTCTTACCCAATATTGAATATTCTTTGCAAGCTTACCTGTTCTGCGCTTAATTTGCTTTCTTGTCCTATTACATACAAATTTTCCGGTATCTCTCAAGGCAGCTCTCACTAACTCTTTAATTGTATAATTAACCCTGTCCACCTGGCTTGTATATTCAACACCATTTTTAGTAAACTTAACTGGACTTGGAATTGCCATTACATCACCTTCAATATAGGCTTACTGCAAGTTAACTCAACAGTGCCTTTTTTGAGATTTTCAAATGTACGAATTATACTGTAAGTAATATTATTGAACTTTAATGTATCTTCATCCTTATATTCGAACTTTCTTATTTCAAATTTCAATTCTGGCTTCAATCCACTTGCATGAGCTTCATAGAATTCCTTTTGTCCAATAGATAACTTATTGCTAAATACTTTTCTTTCTCCAGCTTGTATCTTTATTTTATCGCCTGAATTATCAATACTTTTATTATAAGTAATGAAGTAAATAGGAGTGATAAACTCCATAACGTCACCCCCTGCAAATTTGTTTTGCAAGCATATCAAATGCCGGAGAAAATTTAGTTTCTCCGGCATTATTATTAAGCAAATCATTTACACCAATCGAAATACAAGTAACAACCAATTCAGATGGTGAATCTGTAATAATAGCTCCACCGCCTATTAAATATCCCTTAACAGCATTAATTTTACTGCTAATACTTGCATTTATGTCTACATCATCAACAGTAATGCCAAGATTACCCTTCACGGCAGTTAATAGCTCCATAACATCACATCCAAATCAATTATACTGTAGCTGCTTTTTTCAAGTAGATTAAACCCTTTGCACCAACCAGAGTTTCACTTCCTACATCACCGACAGTTCCTATTGCCATCTTCCCATCGGCAATCATCAATGCTTTGTGGACCCATTTATTTGTGTCCTCGTTAAAGTACTTTTTATAGTACATAGCAAGGTTTGAATTCAGCATATACTGAGACAAGTCAACAACAGCACCGAAAATGTCGCCTACCTGAGCAGCGTCATATGAGGAGAATTTATCAACAGTCAATACCTCTCTACCGTTGAGTATCTTCTGACCCTTCTCATTGATTTTTCCAAGACCAATTTTTTGGCCTGTTGTAGATACCATACCGTTTAAGTATTTTTCCCATGTTGCCTTGCTCATTACATAGATTACGCTGTCCTCTGCTGATTCCGGAATCTTGGCTTCAACTCCTGCCCAGGTTACAACTTTGCCCATGTCTGCCTCTTTAATTTCAACTATCTGTTCTGCAGGCAATAAGCTATGTTTTGTAAATCCTAAAGGTTGTCCGGCACCAGTACCGCTAACAATTGAAGTTTCTAGTGCTCTAGTCATAGCCTTTTTCAATTGTTTAACAATAGTTGATTCGAATATTGGCAATGATACTGTAGAGGATAATAATCCAATAGCAACCTTCGCTTCCAATACATGATATGAGAATGTTAGTTTTGCATCCATCTTGGATTTTTGCTCTGCAGATACAACTGCTTCAGAGGCAAGCCATGTTGCTGTAGGATTTACTTCGGAAATAGGAATTGCAATCCCACCCTGGAATGCTGTCTGGGTAACTCTTGAAAGAATTTTTCCTTCTACAGTCATATCTTCTATTACTTTGTTAAGGATGGTTGTCGGGATAACAGCTGCTATATCAGTTACCATGGTCATTTCGTCTGCTCTTTTTTGAACAAACTTGTCTGGGATTGGTGTGCCCTTAACAATGTAATCTTTAAAAGCATTTCTATATTCTAAAGATGAGTAAACATCCTCTTCAGATCTGTTTTGAACACCAGTGCTACCAAGTCCAAAAGAAGCTATAGGATTAAGTCCACCAATTGCACCTGCAGGAGCTGCACCAGATGAGCTTCTTGCTGCTGGATCAGTTGGGTTATTTCTTTCTTCCACGGCAATCTTTGCTTCTAAATCAGCAATTTCCAAATCAGCCTTTCTTATGTCAAGTTCGATTTTGTCAAGAGCTTCTCTAGTTTCAGCTCCTTCTATCTGTGTTACTAAAGCATTTCTTTTTTCTTTAGCTTTCATTAACATTTCTTTTAAATTCATATTTTTATCCTCTCTTATTATTTAGATTTGTATTGGTATTTCAATTGTAACTTACGCTTATCCAAGTCAAAGCTCTCCAGCTGTTTCAAGTTACTCTCCAGCAGCTCAAAACTCCTTGCAACAACGCTCGTTGTATCATAAAACGGGGTATCCACCACGCTCACGTCATAAAGTTTTTGGATATTGGTGACAGTTCTTATAGTTTCCATCTCACCATATTGCCATGTGTCGCCCTTATCAGCGACTCTAAAAGCAAAGGACATTTTATCAATCAGCTTTTCCTTAACTGACATATAAACATCTTTGTTGCTTTGTGTCTCAATCAACTCTGCACGGATTTTTAAGCCAATATCATCTTTTATCAGCTGCAGACTGTTATTTCTTGTCCTGGCTATAATCAACCAGCTGTCATTATGGTTATATCTCAGTGGCACATCTTTCATGTCAGCTGTATCTAATGCCCCACGCTTTATAACCTCTGTAAATTTATAATTGCCATATACATGAGTGGCAGGTTGGTCATAAGTTATGGCATACCCTTCAAGGATCATCTTGCCATCTTCCTCACCAACTGCCCTTATCTCAACAAGCCTTATTTCATTTGCCAGTTTTTGCATATCAAGACTACTATCAATTTTTTTACCCATCTATTTAACCTCCTTTGGCACCTTACTCATCTGGTACTGGTCCGCAATTTCCCTATTAATATAATTAAGTGACATATGTCTTACGTCGCCCCCCTCAAACGGCGGATATCCAAATATTGCAAGAATTTGATTATCTGTGAGTGTTCCTCTACTACTCAAAACATCCACTGCAGATATTTTGTTTTTCATATTAGTGAACATCAATCCTTGAGAATAAAAAATAACTTCATTTCCAACTTCTAATTCTCTAGTTGTAAACAAAGTCTTGCTAAATGCTCTTCCTAAGGATATGACCATTGGCTCAAGTTTCTTTTCATAGAATGCCTGGTACTCTTCCTCTGTAAATGTGCCATTTAAAATAGGCAATGATACATCAAAATTGTTGATTATCCTTTTATCCAGAAATTCCATTGTATCTTTATCAATGATCTTAGGATCTAGAGTTAACGGAATATAATCATTCTTTAAATCAATGGCCAAAATTCCAGATTCACTGTTAGTAATCTTTTGTTCAAAGGCAGCTCTTTCAGCCTCTTGCTTATCATCAGCAAGCATAGTATTTACTTTTAATAAGCCTCTGATTATAAGCCCTGCTTTAACACCTTTCTCAAGACCTTGATTAACAATATCGTTAATTTTAAGCTGCTTTAAAATGGCATCATTATTAGCCCGGCCATTTACATCGCCACCCATAAATTCATTCGCTCCAAAATCCTTTCGCCAATGAATGATGTCAGCATATGGCATGGTATAATCATAAAAGTTGCCAAAATACATTTTGATAAATATCTTTCCTGATACATCTTGCAGAAAATCTACCTGTCTTGGATTAAGCGGATAAAGTCCTGTATATTCCCTCCTAACAAAGCCACCATCAATAGGGATTTCTCTATACGTTGGATATATGAATGCATTCTTATGTATTTCCCTTAAGTATGTTATGTTTTCCATGAAGTCTGTTGTTGTCATTAATTCATTAGGTCCAAACTTCAAGAGTCTGTTGATACTGCTATTTACTACAGATTGCATTCCTGTTATATTGTCTATCCGGATGTGCTTAGGCTGCAGCTTACTCATTTCAGTTGCAATGCACCGGATACAATTTTGAACAATATCACTAGCATAGATATCCTCACCAAACTGATTGAACACTGGAGCTGCCCCGTTAAGCATTTTTGCATACGCCAAGTTTTTTATATTTCTATTAATCTTTGAAAAAATGTTTAATATCCCCAAATTTATCACCTACCTTATAAGCTCGGTATATTCTCTTCTATATCTGTCATATGTTGCATATGCAATTATTAATGCAACCGCTCCATCAATACGCCTGTTATCCTGCCCTTTTACTTTAATTGGCATAATCTGACCAAACTTGTTAACATTACAAGCTGTATTTTTTAAGCACCATATGTCAATTGGATTCTGGTTATAATTAACAAGGTTACTTTTTAAATCAGCTTCTAACATTTTCATGCCTGGGCTCATGTTGTAATCCTGTACTATCTTCTCCATTTCAAATCCATAGTCTTCCATCTCCTTGACAAATGATTTCGCATTCCAACGATCATATCCATCCTTAAAAACCCTAATGTTATATTTCTTGTAGAGCATTACATACCAGGATACAACATCTGAATAGTCTACCTCATTTCCATTGCACACAGTTAGAAGTCCTTGCCTTGCCCACTCTAAATAATTCTTATGATCTTCTGCGGACCCTGCTTCAACCTTAGGCTCTGGTATAAAATAATGCTGCAATACATATTTAACCTTGTCATCAGGGCGCATGATAATAACCTTGGCAGCTGTCAAATCTGTTGTTTCAGATAAGTCGGTCCCACCAATACCAATAGCACCTCTCATGTCCTCAATGTTAAATGTAAGATCGTTTATAATGTCCTTTTCCATTAGCCATGCTTGAGCGTTATTCTGCTTACGGTTAAAGTCCTTAGCCATGGTAAAAATTCTTTCAGCCTTATCAGCCTGAGCTTTGTTTAGTTGGTCACGGATGTAGCTATGCTTTTTTATTGAACCCAGAGAAGGATTTGACTTATACCAGCTATCCTCATCCTGAAATATTTCGATTTCATTATCCTGAGTATAAAACCATGCAAGCAGCGTATAATCTATTCTTTCACCATTATTTACTTCTCTGGCATACTTCAGCTCTTTATCTAAGTAACCGTCATCAGTAAATCCTTCAGTTGTTATGTTAATAAAGATTGGTTCATCTTTTGTTGATTGAGATTGCTCAATAGATTTTGCAATAACATTATCTTTCATTTCATGACTTTCATCTAAAATTGCAAGCTCAATATTTCTACCTTCTTTGTTTCTAGTCTTATCTGATAACTTCTTAATTGTTGATTTATTTTTTAAATT